ACTCGTCCAGGGAAAAATGTTCGGTCAGCATTTCCTCGGCCATGGTTCAGACGCCTCCGAGATGGCCGGTCAGCCACAAGATCAGGAAGATAATCAGCACCAGGCCGAGGACGCCGCCTAGGCCGTTATAGCCGTAGGTACGGTAGCCATAGAAACCGCCACCGAAGCCGAGCAGCACCAACACGAGAATGATGATCAGGATCATGGACATGGTCGCCTCCTTCAGAGGGGCTGCCAGGGATTGTTGCTCGCAAACGCCTCGGGCAGCCAGCCGGTACGGGTATGCTCGACGACGCGGATACGGCCGTCGTGGACACGACGGATCTTGCTGTTCTCGGTAATCCGAATGGCGCCGCCCAGGACCTCGGCCCGCCATTCTTCGAGATCGTCGAGTTCGGGCTGCCAGGTGCCGGTGCCGTCGAGGTCGGGCTGCCACTCCTTGAGGCTGCCGGGGTCGGGCTGCCAGGTCATTGGCGAAGCCGCTGGATCAGCTCGCGGATCATGTCGCAGCTCTCGACGACGCCGAAGTGATGACCGCTGCTCAGGCCGATATGACACTTGATACCGGGTGCGGTCAGCGTGTTGCGCTGACCGCCCTGCGCCTCGATGCTCGGCCGCATGGTGGCGATCTCCTCGGGGTTCACCAGGATCTCCATGCCGTCGACGTTGTGCAGGCTGATCAGCGCCAGGGCGAACATGAGAAGGTTCATCTCACGTCACCACGTAGCAGCGCAGGAACGAACCGGCGACGAAGGAACTCGCGTTCAGCGACAGACGCCAGCCTGTCGTTGTCGGTATGATCGCCGGACCGTCGAGGGCGGAGTAATAGACGTACCGTGTGGCAGACGAGACTTCAGCGCGCAGGCATGTGCCCGTCCATTGCGTGCTGGGATGCGCCCACAGCTTGACCGTCCCCGAGTTCCAGCGCGCACCGTTGAAGTTCCAGGCCGTCTGCGAGTTCGCCCCACCGCCACCCGAAGCTGGTGTGTTGAGGGCATAGCCGTCTGCATAGCTGTAGGCGGCTGACGCGTTCGGCACGCCGCTCTGGACTGCCTGCAAGAGTGTCGCCGGATCTCCGGCTGCCGCTTGTATTGCGTATTCCAGCTCGATCCGCTTGCAGTTGGGCGGGATCGTCACGTCCATGAGCGTCTCGCCGCCGACGCACACCTTCTCGCTGTAGAGCGACAGCGAGCCCAGCGGCGGCGGGCCGGGCGGGCCTTGGATGCCCGAGATCGGATACGCGCCGAACCAGCCGCTGCTTCCTGACGCGCCCGACGTGCTGAGACTATGTACGTCGAAGTAATCTGTACCGCTGGCATCGACCGTCGCCTGAACAGTAACGGTCGTGTAGGTGCTGTTGGTGGGCGAGGATGAATAAGCGACGATGTTCGGTATATCGACACCGTTCTTGCGGATTTTGACATAGAGTTGTGTCGAAGCCGCAGTCCAATAAGCTGACAATGTCGTCGTGAGAAAATATCGGCCCGCCGGAGGAGTGAACCGGCCTGTTCCACTAGCATAGGCCCCCGAAGCATTTCCGGTCAGGATGGTGTTGAAGAGAACGGTCGCATATGAAGCTGTAAGCCCGGCATTGCTCGTCGTCGCATAGAAGTCGCCCGTGCCTTGCGTCATGTTGACGTTGGGCGCGATCGGGAACGCAGTGAAGAAGGCACCATTGACACCCGATGGCACACCACTGGTCCACGCACGCACTTCGATGTAGTCAGTGCCATTCAGGTCGAGGATGAGTTCTTGGTGTACTTCTGTGTTCTGGTTGCTGGCGGTAGAGGCATCTTGGATGCCTCCTGGGAGAATATCGGCGCCGTTCTTGCGCAGCTTTATCTGTGTCGCAATGGCCGCCGTTGCCGAATAGCAACTATAGCCTGCTGAAACCTTGTAGCGACCTCTCGGCGGCGTGTAGCGACCGTTGCTCGTGCTGTACCAACCGCCGGCGTTGCCCGTGAAGATGGTCGGGAAGACCATCGTGAATTCAGTGCCGGCAGGCCAGCTTCCGAAGCCCGAGGTCCACGTCGCCATGAAGTCGCCGACGTAACCCGCCGACAGCGGCTGCGCCTGCCACGCCGTATAGGCCGACGACCAGATGTAGGTCACGCCGTTGCTCGCGACGAACACCTGGTTGTTGGTGGGGGAGGCGGGAAAGTCGATGGCGGCCATCAGGTCACCGCGTAGCAGCGCAGGAACGAGCCAGCGGCCATGTTCCCGCTGAGCGTTATGCGGTAGCCGGTGAAGGCTCCGGCTGAGAACAGTCCCTCGTAGGTGCTTAAATAGCGATACCGGGCACCGCTGCTCGCGTTCACGCCGTGCATGTCGATCCAGCCTATGCCCGTATCGGGAACGACAAAGGTGGCCTTGCCATGCGTCTGAGCCAATCCGCCCAGATTGAAGGCCGCCAGCCCACTGGAAAAACCGCCGCTAAAAGTGTTGGCGCTGGTGATTACGAAATCCCCTCCCCGATAGGTCGCGGCCGAGACGACCGATCCGCCGTTCATGCCCTGCAGAGAAGTTGTGGCGGGGTTTGCGAACGGCGTTGTGATGTACTGAAAATCGAGTTCGACCCGCTTCGCACCGAGTGGAAAGGCCACCGTCATTGTGGGGCCCGCTACCGTCAGCACCTGCTCGCTGTAGAGCGTCAGCGCGCCAGACTGCATCGAATTGGCCGGGATGGCAGGCACCCACTGCGAGGTGTTGCCGTCGTTGTAGTAGAGGTAGAGGACGCCGGTCTCGCTGTTCCACCACATCTGATTGGCAGAAGGCGACCCTGGCGGCACGACGCCGACCGAGACCGAAGCGCCGCTGCTGATCGCAGCCGTCGTCACCGCGGTGAGCTGGCCCTGCGCATTGTAGGTGATCACCGGCACGGTCGTGGCATTGCCGATCGGACCACCGGCCGTGATCTGGTTGCTGAGGCCGACCGTCGGCGACGGTGCCGAGCCGGAGACGGTGACGCCGGTCCCGCCGGTGACGCCGGTCAGGGTGCCGACGTTGCTGGTGTAACCCTGCGCCTTCACATAGGCCGTCGTCGCGATGCTGGTGTCGTTATCGGCCGTCGTCGGCGTCGGTGCTTTTGGATCTCCGGTGAAGGTCGGCGAGGCGAGCGGCGCGTAGCCCGACAGATCGGGCGCCGGAGAGAACGTGCTGATCGCCGAGCGGACATAGGCCGTCGTGGCCAGCGAGGTGTCGTTGTCGCTGGTCGCGGGCGTTGGCGCCTTGGGATCGCCGGTGAAGGTCGGGCTGGCCAGCGGTGCCTTGAGCGCGAGATCGCCGACCAGGTTGGTGATGTCGCTCTCGGGATGGGTGTGCGGCGCCGGCGGGAAGGTCGTCGGCTTGCCGGTGATGCTGTCCCAGTCGTTGGGCGGCGGTGGAGGGATCGCGCCGATCGCCGTGTCGATCACCTCGCCGATCTGGTCGCTCGCGGCGACCACCGTGCTCACCTGGTCGAGCGTGATCCGCCGGCTGACCCCGGTCTGGTTGGTCTCAAGCTGGTCGGTGGCGTGGGCCTCGGTCGCCGCCGGCAGCTCGCTGATCATGACCTCGTTGAGGCTGACGACGTCGGGCATGAGAGATCTCCTCAGCGGAAACCGGAGATCCCGTCGAGCGGCTTGGCGCGGGAAACCAACTGTGTCCTCGGCCGCATCGAGCGTTCGCTCTCGACGTGCATGTCCTCGACCAGCTTGGCGCGGCGCGTGATCCAGACCTGGGTCCGGCTGTCGTCGTTCATGTAGGGCGCGGCCTCGGCCAGGGCGGCAAACAGGTAGAGGTCGGGCGACTTGATGCTCAGCCAGTTGCGCGGCGCAGCGGCGGTCAGCGCCGGTATCCGGGCGTAGTAGGTCAGCTTGAGGTCGAGCGCCGTGGTCGGCGTCGGCAACAGCTCGAAGACGTTGTCGACGATCGAGTAGTAGCGAACAGGTCCCGAGATCCGGTTCGCTTTCAGGGACTGGGCATCGCGCTGGTTGACGTATTCGAGGGCGCTCTCGGGGCCGAGACCGTCGGGGTTGATCACCAGGGTGTAGGTTTCGAGAAAATCATTCGGCAGACTTATGAACTCGGGAAAATTCACGTCCGACGGACAGTGGACACGGGTCAGCATGTCGCGGACACGGAGTTCCCGATTGAGCTGGGCCTCGGCGACCTGGATGAACGCCGGCGCCATCTCGGCCAGGTCGGCGCGTACCAGCCAGTTCTGGATCGCTTCGATCTGGCCGTCCCAGGTCGTGAGGTCGGGCGTGGCCATCTAGATCAGGCCCCCATCCCAGGTCTTGAACTTCGGGTTCTCCTCAAGCCATTTCAGGTAGCGTTTCTTGTCCTGGAAGATCCCGCGGCGCTGCAGGTCGTGGAGTATGTTAATGGGCAGCCGGGCGACGAACACCATGTCCTTGCCGTGGGTCTGGCGCGGCTGGGTGGTGCGGTCGTAGTGGTTGTGCCGCAGGATCTCGTCGACGTTGAGTTCAGTTATGTAGTCGAGCCGGTCCTCGTTCTCGTCGTAGTCGACGTAGTGTTTGGTGCCGCTCAAAGGATCGGTATCGAGGTAGCGTCGTGACATGCCTGGACCTCCCTGGCCTGGGACAGGGTTGGACACGGCGACGGCCGTCATCAGCCGGTCGTCGCCGCGTCCTTTCCCCGGTGGAAGTTCCTAAGTCAGGTCGGCGATGACCGACCACGAACGCTGCTGGCGCATTTTAAATCCCCACTCGGCGAGGATCATGCGCTTCTCGCCGTCGGCGGTCTTCGCCATGACTTCGGTGCTGAAGTTGCGCAGGTAGGCCAGGGCGGCGAACTCGGGGTCGCCCATATAGACCACCGAGGTCGGCATGAACCTGTCGGCGACGACGGCAGTTGTGCCGAAATCGCCGACGTAGGTGTCGGCCGCACCGATGATCTGGGCCTGCTGTCCAGCGGGGACATCCTTGTAGCGCGTGGCGAGGCCGACGAAGGCCGAGATCGCCACCTTCTGCGAGGCATTGACGAACGCGACCTTGGGGTCGCCGCCCTGTTCCCAGACTTTTTGTTGGGCGGTCTTGAACAGTGTTTCGGTGAGCGCCCTCAACGTTCCCGCGACAGCCGCCGTCGCCGGATAGCCGTTGAGGTTGGACGCACCCGAGGACATCACCGGCGCGGCACCCGTGCCGGCGCCGGCCAGGTAATTGGTGATCACCCAGGCGCCGAGCCCGGCCGTGGCGCGCGGGACAGAGTTGCTACCGGCGTTGCCGATCTGCAATCCCATGGTCGCGAGTTCCATGTCGCGCTTCATCTCGGACGCGGCTTTGGCCAACTCATACGCCAGGTAGCTCTTCATGCCGGCTTTATCGACCGCCTCCAGTGTCCCGGACACGGTAATGACCTTACGATTTATCTGGGCGTAGTTGTTGACCCGCGCCGTCGGTGTCCGCGCATCGGTATAACCGGCGACGTCGTCGCCTTCGAGGACAGGGACATTGGCCGGCGTGGCCAGGGTGTCCACCTGCCACTCGAACATCGTCTGGCGGGCGGTATCGCGGCCGAAGTTCGCCATGCCGGGGCAATCCACTGGGCTGATGTTGTAAATAATATTGCTGAGGTCCTCGCGAACGGCGCGCGTGGCGTCATAGCGGGTGATCGTCGATGTGATGAGGGCCATGAGGGTGGTCTCCCGATTATCCGAGCAAGCCTTTGAACACGGCAGCCGCATCGTTGAGGCTGCCACTCTTGGCGAGACGCTGGCGCGCTCTGTGGCTTTCGGACTGCTGGACATCGGGTTGCCCGGCCGGGGACACGCGGGGACCTCTGGGCACGACGTTGGGCCGTGGTTTATTGGCCATCAGCTCGTCGTAGCGCCGCGCTTTATCCATGATCAGGATCGAGCGCGGATCGAGGGCGTTGCCGATCTCCTGGTCGGTGTAACCCACCTTGCGGCCATAACTGACCAGCTTGGCGCGGTCGGCCTCCCAGGCCTTCGGGTCACGCCACGCCGGATGGGCCTTCTGGAGGTACTCACGCCCCTCCTTCATCAGCTTCTGGCGCGTCGCCTCGGTCTCCGACTGCTGGACCTGGTTGAGACGGTTGATCTCGTACTGGGCCGCTTGGATGCGGTCCTGCTTCTCCCGCCACAGGTCCTTCTGCCGGACATAGTCCAGCGGATTGGCTTGATACAGGGCATCCCAGTTGGGCTCCGGCCCCATCTCGCCTTGCAACTGCGAGACGAGCGCCGGCAACAGGGCTGCGTATTGCTGCCGTTCCGCCAAAAGCGCCGACCGCTCTCCGGTAAAGGATCGTTTTTCCTCTGCCAGCGCAGCCGTCTTGAGCGTGTAGTCGCGGGTCCGGGAGTAACCTTTGAGGGCTTCGCCGAGCGTTACCTGCTCATCCTTGCCGTCGACCTTGACGGTGTAGAGCGGGGTCGTCTGCGGCTGGCTCTCGGCCGGCTCTTCCTGCGAAGTATCCGCTGGCTCGCCGTCCTCGACGCTCCCGTCTTCGGGAGTGGTCTCTGTCTCGGTTGGTTCGCCGGGCTCTGCGTCCTCGCCGCTGCCCTGGAAGGCTTCGGCTTCGGATGGATCAGGGGATGCGCCGGTCTTCGGGTCTTGGGTGCCCTCGGAAGGGTCCAGAAATGCCGAAAAGGCTGACGCCGCATCGTCCAGGGTAGGCCCTTGAGTGGGCGTGCTACCCGGTGTCTCCGGAGGCATGATTTACACCTGAAAAGGTTGAGGGACAACTCCATTGGGCCGCAGCAGGTCGGCGTCGGACGGCTTGCTCCGCGCCGCTTGTTGTTTCTGTTGGAGCTTCAAGCCGGCGACGAGATCGCTCAGGCGCTGATGGACATGCGCCGTGGCGTGCAGCAGGTGCCAGATCTCCTCGCGCTCGGCCGGCGTCTTCGCCGCCGCCCAGCGCATTTGATAATCGGCCTGGGCAATCGCCATCAGCTTGGCGAACGCCGTCGAGGCCAGCATGTCCTCGACCTGGTCGATGTCCTCGCGGGTAAGAACGATCTCGGTCATTGAACGGTCTTCGGCTTGTTGGCCGCCGCCTGGGCACGCGCTTCGGCGGCGAGGCGCGCCTGGCGCTCCTTGCTGTCCAGGGCGAGCCGGTGCTTGACCATGTCCTGGCGGCGGTCGCGCTCCTCGCGGTCGAACGACATGGCGCTGTCGACCTCGTACTTGGTCTGGTCGCGCTCCGACGCCTGAGCCTCCTGCGAGGCCCGGTTGTGCTCGGCCGTCGAATGCTTCAGCAGGTCGCCGAGCAACTGGGCGCGCGACGTCTCGGCCTGCTGATCGCGGTCGGCGCCCGACTGGGCGAACGTCGCTTCGATGCGCTGCAGCTCGACCAGGGCGTTGAGCTTGGCCTTCTCGCGCTCGCGCTGGTCCTCGATCTGGATGCGCTGGGTCTCGATCTGGTTCTGTTGCTGCTTGGCCTGGACCTCGCCTTGCGCCTTGGTCATCTGGGCCTGGGCCAGGACCATGTTGGGATCGGGCGGCGGCGGTTTATTCGCCTGCTCCTCGGCGATCTGCTTCATGTCCACGGGCTTCCAGAACTGATTGACGTCCTTGTAGCCCATCAGCTCGGTGATCTTGGCGAGGGTGTTCCGGTACTGGCTGACGTCGCTCAACGGGTTCATCGGCCCGAGAAGCTGGATGATCTGCTCCTGCTTGGCGGCGATGGCGATCAGCGACTGTATGCGCTTGGTGTCGTCGCCACGGCCCAGGGCGATGTTGACCTTGACGTCGAGCAGGGCGTCCCACATGCGCGGATCGGCCTCGACCCATTTGCCGCGCAGTCTCATAAGACGCGGCTTGTCCTGGTGACGGACGACCAGCTTGAGGATACCGCGCATCGCCCGGCGCATACCCGTTTCCGCGAACAACCGCGCCGTCATCTCGGTGCGTTCCTGGGCACCGGCGATGGCGGCGGACACCGCCGATGCGGTGGTGCTCTGCAGGACATCGGGATCGAGACCGGCAGTGGCCGGGATGATCCCCGTCCGCGCCGCCCTCAAGTTATCAATCCATTCGATGATCGGCATAGCATTTTGACCAACGAACGGCTCGGAGAACGGCTGGACCATGCCGGGCTGGCGCATACGAATAATTGCGCCGGTCTCGACGTTCATGACGTCGTCCAAATTCACTTGCCCTTCGACCACCGCGGTGCGCGGATGGATGCTCTGCGCCAGGCTGTCCAGCGTACCTCTCATCACGTTGGACTTGAGAAGCTGCAGGTCCATGGTCTGATCGGCGACCGAGCTGCCGATCAAGGTGTGCGGCTCGGGGTCGGGGCAGAACAATGCGAACGGCGCTTCGTCGACGACCTCGTCGTGCAGCACGACGTTGCTGACGGTGCAAACCTTATGAAGCTCGGCGATGCCGTCGCCGTCGCGGTCGATCCTGATGTAGTTCTCGACATAGACGACCTTGGCGGCCATCGGATCGTTGATGTCGGCCGTCTGCATGAAGCTGTTGACGGCGGGATTTCTGGTCTGCGCCTCGTCGTTGAGGATGAACGTGTCGCCGTTGTTGGGCAGGCTTTCGAGCCAGGTGCGGTCGTAGCCCATTGCCACCAGGTCGCTCAGCGTCTTGATCGAGCGATGGCCGAGGTAGGGCGCGGTTTCGGGATCGCGTGAATTGCGCGAACAGAGAAATTCCTCCGGCGGCAGGGCCTCGATGGTGACGCGGTTGCGCTTGACGTAGCGCCGGACCTTGACGTCGGTCAGCCACGGGCTCTCTTGCTGCTGGGGCTGCCCGGTCTGCATGTCGAAGACGTTTTCCTGGGGCTCCCAGTCGGGCGTCCGGTAACGCTCCTGCTCCAGGATGAACACCCCGTCTTCCTCGTTGAGGACGTGCATCTGGCCGTCGGTCAGGCCGGTGAACTCCAGCTCGCTGACCTCGATGCGTTCGTCCCAGTAGTACTTCAAGATCCCTGTTTTCCTGATCAGGGCATCCTTGAAGACGTTATAGAGATTGGTAAATCCGGGGTTGTCGCAGAAGAACAGGTGGTTCACGTAATCCGTCTGCTGTTCGGCGATCTCGACTTTTTCGACGGTGTTGGGCTCGAACACCACGGCGTCTTCCGACGAGGTGAAAATTCTTAACAGCGAGGGGAGCATGGTCAGGACGGTGTCGCGGACATCGGTCATGACGATCTGCGAGCGGCCTTCTTCCTCGTTGCCGAACGGATCGCCGCGGTAAAATCTCGTGGCCTGCGAGCGGTACGGCCCGACATAGCCGTCGACATACATGACGGCGTCGTCCTGGGCCTGCTTGACGGCGGTGGCGAACTCGTCGTCGCCCATCGCCAGGAAGCTGTCCTCGAAGGGGTCGGCTTCCGGCTTGGCCGGCGGCGCCGGAGTGATCCCGGAGAACGACTGGCCGCGAATGCCGGTGGCGTTGCCGCGGCCGGTGTTCAGCACCCAGTTGGCCATCTCACAGGCCCAGCCCGCCCTTGGGGACGATCGGCTTGGCGGCGCGCAGGCCGCGCTTCATCGCCGAGGTCCGGCCCGCCTTGATGACGGAAGCCCGTTGGGCCTCGCTCAACGGCTTGCCGCCGACGCCGAACTTGTACTTGGCACCCATGCCTGGAGGCCGGACGGTCGTCGCCTCGGCCCGGCTGAAGGCGTCCATCATCGAGCCGTGCTCAAGCATGTTCTTGTTGGTGAAAACCGGCTTGCTCATTTGTGCCTCCGCTTGGCCTTGCGGGCCTTGGCGACCGCGGCCTTGTATTGGGCTTTGCGCCGGGGGCCGAGGTCCTCGCGCACGGACTTGCGCGCGTCACGCGTGGTGACGCAGGTCGGGCCACCCTTGGTGGCCATGGTCAGTATTTTCCGGCGAGATTGCTCTTGCGACCGCCGATGCCGTCGCCGCCGGCCTGGCCAGAGCCACCCTCGGAGCGTTTGGCCGGACCCGTCGAGTTGCCGAAGACCGGCCGGTCGTGGCTGTCGGTGAAGACCAGCTTCGATTTGCGCGACACGTCGGGGTTGGTCTGCGCGCCCTTGGCCTTGTCGGTCGTGTAATAGGGTGTCGTCTTATGGCTGGCGCTGTCGGGGCCGTTG